GTGTATTTCTCTTAGTAAATCTTTGTTGGTTAGATACTTAATTTTAGGCACAATCATTAGTTAGAATTCTCCGTTATATGTTATATAATAGCACATTTTTATCATAATAAATAGTCTATATGATAAGGAAATCTGCTCAAAATGGCTCGCCAGACATACCCCCAATCCCCTAAACAGATTGTCGAACAAAGTCAAAAGAAAAATTATAGCTTTCGCACCGATGACGAAATCGCATCAACAGATCGATTTGGCCGCCCAGTCAACAATGCTGCTAGCACACCAGAGCAACAGGCCGAAGGACTAAGATTAGCAAGAGAATTCGGCCTTCTAGGATCAGCCAAACCATCTTCTGGGCCAGGCAGCAACCCTGTGAACCCGTTATCACTGTTGGTAGCAAGTCTTTCAGACGTCGCTACCCAAGCTACCAACGAAGGGCAAGCTTCTCTAGAAAGTTTTTCGTCTGGGGTTTCAAAATTCAAACTAGATGACAAAGTTTCTGAAATAACTGCTGGTGTGAAATCAGGACTAAACCAGCTAGCAGGTGACATAAAAAACTTCGGTAATAGTGCCATGGGCGGAAATGTCACAGTGAATAGTGCGGTTAGTGGATCCATAGATAAATTAAGATCAGTGGCAGGATCGACCAGCAACGTAGCAGCAGATGTCGTCGGAACACTTAATAAACTCACTGGTGGAAACCTCGCAGGCGGATTAATGAAGGTCGCCGGTGTTGTTAGTTCAGCTGCCGGCATGGTCAACAATGTACTTAGTCTCAAACGAGGTGCCAACCTGCCAGAGGGAGCGGAGGTGTTTGTTCCACAAGGAGAAGCCATGCAATTAACTGTTGCCAACTTGGACGATTGGCGGGTGCGGATAGATATGGAAAATTGGGGCATTTTTGACAGTTTGTTGTTTCAGCAGCTCAAAGACACAGGCGGTGTGGTTTGGCCATATTTACCCAGCGTCACAGTCAGCACCAAAGCAGAGTACTCTCCTATTTCAATCACTCATGGCAATTATGCTCAGTACAGTTATAAAAACAGCACGGTAGATGATATCACTATCAGCGGAGAATTCAGTTGTGAAACCAACGACGAAGGCGCTTATTGGATTGCAGCAACTACTTTTTTTAAAACAGCTACGAAAATGTTTTTTGGTCAAGGAGCACAGGCAGGCAATCCTCCTATTATCTGTAAACTGTCGGGTTATGGAAGTAGCATATTTAAAAATGTTCCTGTTGTTATAAAATCTTTTTCGGTGGATCTCAAAGATGATGTAAATTATATTCGATGCGAGCCGTCCTATGACACTGCCGATTATACTTGGGTACCGACACTTAGCACCATAACTGTGGTAGTGGCTCCTGTTTATACAAGACAAGGTTTAAGACAGTTTAATCTTCAAAACTATGCCGCTGGTCAAATGATCGGTCCTGGCGGAGTAGGATATATCTAATGGCTAATTATAAAAAAACCAGTCCTTGGGCAGAAACCAGACAAAATAATTTCTATCTTGAGTTATTAGAAATACGACCAGTGCCTTCTGAACCAGATGATTTTCGTTATGTGATAGAGAATCAATATAGACACCGCCCGGACCTGCTGTCCTATGACGTATATGGAAGTGCAAAACTATGGTGGGTATTTGTACAGCGGAATATGAGCGTGTTGAAAGATCCCATATATGACTTTGAACCAGGGGTAGTAATATACCTACCTAAGAAAACCAATCTGCGAAAGTTTCTAGGAGTATAAATGGCTCAAGAGTATAGATTCATTCCAGAAGGCCAAGAATTAACTTATAAACCAGACGGCACTGCGGCACTGACAGGCTCACCGGCTATTTCGGTGCCACAAGGCACAGCAGAAAATGTAACTGACCAAGCTCCTGCTAGAGCATCTAATCCAGGCATAGACGCTGTGCTGCAAGCCCTAGGCACAAGGCCCACTGCTAGTTCTAGTAGGCCAGATCCAAAGAAATTGGTTAAAAATCCCATGGAGGTATTTGCCAGCCATAATATTTTGTGGACTCTGGCATGTCTTACACCTGCACAATTTAATGATCCTCGGACATATAGAAACAGTCCTGGCGAGTTAAAGAACATTGTGTTTTCAAGTGGTGGTAGATTTGATTCTCAAAGACAAAAAATTTTTATAAGCCCGTCTGAGGCTACTCAAGCGCCTGAATATTATATCAACAATTTTATGATGAAAAATATTATCGGTGCCAATGAAGCCACGGGAAATTCCAACGCAGTGAAATTTGAATTTGATATCATTGAGCCGCATTCTATGGGATTGTTATTGCAGAGCATGCAGTCCGCTGCAATAAATGCAACATATCTGAGTTATATGGATAATACTCCTTGGGTATTACGCATGGACATACAAGGTTTTGATCAAATAGGAAGAGTGATATCAAACATCAAACCCAAGTTTTTTGTCCTAAAATTAACCGGAGTCAAATTTACAGTTAACGAAGGCGGTAGCACATACAAAGTTGAAGGCATACCTTATAATCATCAGGGATTTGCAAGTTCAATTAATATTTCTTACAGCGATGTTAAACTTTTTGCCGAAGGCCGCGGTCATGTGTTTGATATATTAGCAGACGGTGAGGGAAGTCTAGTAAATTTTTTAAACAAGGTTGAAGAAAAACTTGAGAAAGATAAGGAAATAACAGTAAAAGATGAATATGTAATTCAGTTTCCTATACTGTCCGGCGACTGGAAAAGTTCGGCAGGTAATCAAGAAAAAATAAAAAAAGCCACAGTTGATCTCAATGAAAAAGAACAGATAGTAGCAGTAGCGGCTTCTTTGATCAAGATTGATCCTCAACTACTAGACCAAAATAGTATAGCGTCAGCTGGTTTTGGGTTTGATCAAAGTTCAGGAGGAAGACCTCTGTTCAAGCGTGCCGGTGATCAATACGATGAAAAAACAGGGGTGATGATTAGGGATGGTATGACCATTGATCCTAAAAGACGTGCTTTTCATTTTGCTCAAAGTCAATCTCTAACATCGATTATAAATCAGATCATTCTAAGTTCCGAATATGCCACCGAAGCTCTTGATCCAAAATATGTCACTCCACAAGGATTTATCAAATGGTTCAAGTTAGACGTGCAGATAGAATTATTATCACTTGATAAACTCACAGGCGATTACGGCAAAAGAATAACTTTTAGAGTGGTTCCTTATTATGTGCATGAAAGCCTATTTGCCAATGCTACTTCTGCACCTATAGGCTATGACCAATTGCTGAAAGATGTGGTGAAAGAATATCAGTATATCTATACCGGACAAAATGTTGATGTTCTAAGTTTCAACGTGCAAATTAATAATTTGTTTTATTCAGGAGCCACTCCCAAAAAAGAATCAGAAGCGGCCAAAACTGCCACACAGGATCAAAATAATAACGAAAACTTGCCTGCATCCACAAGCACCAAACAAGGACAGGCTCCTCAGGTACAGGCAGCACCAATGGGACGACAGCGACCCCGGCGCAGTCCAGAGCTACTAGCAGGATACAAAGGTGGTTCTGGTCAAAAAAGTGTTGAACAAAATGTTGCAGAAAATTTTCAACAGAAATTCATCAGCGGCAACAGTGCTGATTTGGTTACCATAGACTTGGAAATTCTAGGAGATCCTTATTGGTTGGTAGATTCGGGAATGGCCAATCATTTTTCCTCATCATTTGCACCCACTGATCAAATCACTGAAGATGGTACAATGAATTATGAAAGCGGAAATGTCTATATCTATCTCACATTCAGGACACCCATTGATGTTAATACAACATCTGGATTATATGATTTTTCACAAATAGCTGAGGACAGTCCGTTTGGCGGTATATATCGTATAGTCCAGTGTGAAAATACTTTCACTGATGGAAATTGGAAACAAAAATTAAAATGTATAAGAATGCCAGGCCCGCAAGGACCTGAGACTTTAAAAACAGTAAAAGCCATTAACCCAGAAACCGGCGAAGAATATGATAAGTTGGTAACGACCAAGGCTGATACGCCAGCCACTGCAATAGGTCCGAAAGAACCTCCTAAAACATCAGTGGTCGATGCCGCCAACGGCTCCACTAATCGAACTACGGTAGCAAATAATGGTGCTGCGTCTAGCTCGGCGAATACTACTGATAGTCTCAGAAACTCTTCGAGAAGAGCAGCCAGAGAAGCAGCAGATAAAAAAGCAACAACAACAACTTCTAATCAAGCACCGATAGTGGCAGGATTTAGATATTATAGAGACCTAGGACAAAAATAATGGCAGAATTAACACGACCGTCAGTTGGCGATGAAGGCAGAAAAGGCGGACTAACCACTGGTATATATGTTGCTAGGGTGATCAGCCATCTCGATCCTTCATTTATGGGATCTATAGAAGTAAATCTTTTAAAAGATCAAGCCAACACCGCAGGTGATGATAGTCAGACTTTTATTGTAAAATACGCCTCGCCGTTTTTCGGATATACCCCATTTGAGTTCATGGGCAAAAATGACGGTGCTAAATCAACTATTGAAGGGTTCAGCGACACGCAAAAATCATACGGCATGTGGTTTGTACCTCCGGATGTTGGAGTCAATGTGTTGGTGTTGTTTGTCAACGGTGATCCAGCATCGGGCTATTGGTTTGCCTGTGTTCCCGGAGTAAACATCAATCACATGGTGCCAGCTATTGCTGGTTCTACAGTTAACAGCCTGGATGCCGAAGATAAGAAACGATATGGAAACACTAAACTGCCTCTGCCTGTGGCTGAAATGAACAAACGTATCAACGGTGATAAAAAAGAAATAGATCCAGAAAAATATCCCAGAGTGGTGCATCCTATAGCAGATAGATTTCTCGAACAAGGCCTTCTAGAAGATGATGTCAGGGGATTTAACACAAGTTCGCCGAGGCGTGAAGCTCCTTGCATGGTGTTTGGTATCAGCACACCGGGACCTGTTGACCGCAGAACAGGTGCTAAAAAACAACAGATAGGCAAGGCAAATAGTCAAGCAACTGTGCCAGTAAGTAGATTAGGAGGCACACAATTTGTCATGGATGACGGCAATGATAGATTTCACCGAGAAACATCGGCCGCTGAAGGTCCAGTAAAATATGTTGATCTGTTAGACCCTGCTAATCAGAAAAAAGGCAATGTGGGATCTGCTACTATTCCAGCCAGTGAATATTTTAGAGTAAGAACTAGAACCGGACATCAGATTTTGATGCATAATTCGGAAGATTTGATCTACATTGCCAATGCTAGAGGAACCACATGGATAGAGCTTACCAGCAACGGTAAAATAGACATCTTTGCAGAAGACAGTATCAGTGTGCATACCCAACAAGACCTCAACATACGTGCTGATCGAGATATAAATCTAGAAGCTGGTAGAAACATCAACATGAGAACCGAAACGGGCAAGTGGCATGCGGAAATAGCCACCGACATGGAGTTTTTGATCAACAATGATTCTAAACTCACAGTGGGTGCTAATCTTGACATACTAGTAGGAGCCAAGACCAAGATATCTACTAAAAACGATCTTGACATAGCAAGTTCAGCAGAAACAAAGATCAGTTCCACAGCAGACATTAGCATCGGTAGCAGTGCAGAAGTCAAGATCAACGGTACTAAAATTAATCTTAATGGTCCTAACAATGCAGAAACTGCTGCGGCTGCTGACTATGTCAAACCCTACGATTTGCGTGACAACCCTGCCACCAGCTCAGCTGCTGGATGGGACACAAGATATGCGGCAGGCATAGTGAAAAGTTTTATGAAGCGAATCCCCATGCACGAACCATGGGTCCTGCATGAACATCGAGCACCAAATTTGCTCACTCCAGACAAAACAGATAGGAATACTTAATCATGGCCGCCAGACTATATAATCAACAAACAGCAGCACAACGTTCTGCTACAGTGACGCAGGATCAAGGTAAGTTTACCTACAAGGGATTTAGTTCCAGCGAAGCTAATAAGAATTTCAAACTATACGATATCAATCTTGTCAAACAGGATTTGATCAATCATTTTTATATTCGTAAAGGTGAAAAATTAGAAAATCCAGATTTTGGCACAGTGATATGGGACATGTTGTTTGAACCATTTACTCCGGATGTTAAAAAAATCATAGCCAGTGATGTAGAAGCCATTATAAACTATGATCCCAGATTCTCGATATCTGAAATCAACATAGACAGCACCGATCAAGGCATGCGTATCCAAGTAGATTTGGTGTATATTCCTTTTAACATCAACGAACGTATGTCTTTGAACTTTGATAAAAACAGTAGTGTAATTAACTAAGCAGTTTATTTTTAAGGGTAAATATTGGTATGACCACAACCAGCAGACAAAACAACCTGATACTAAATCAAGATTGGACCAGGATATATCAGACTTTTAGAAACGCTGATTTCCGCAGCTACGACTTTGAAAATCTGCGCCGAGTTATCATCACCTATCTACGTGAAAACTACCCAGAAGATTTTAATGATTACATAGAATCCTCAGAATACATGGCACTGATAGATGCTGTGGCGTTTTTGGGGCAGAGCTTGGCATTCCGCATAGATCTTGCCAGCCGTGAAAATTTTATCGAACTAGCAGAGACCAAAGAAAGTGTGTTGCGTATTGCTCGCATGCTTAGTTATAATGCCAAACGCACTGTGGCGTCAAACGGACTGTTAAAGTTTGCAACAATATCCACCACTGATACTCTCTTAGACAGCAACGGAAAAAATCTAGCGCAGCAGTTAATAACTTGGAACGACCCCACAAACGCCAACTGGTTAGAACAGTTTCTCACGGTGTTGAACAGTGCCATGGCAGACAACACAGAATTTGGTCGAAGTCAAGGCTCTGCCACTATCCAAGGAATCCCTACAGAACAATATAGATTCCGCACAGTCGGTACAGATGTACCTTTGTTTTCGTTCTCCAAGACTGTGGCCAGCAGAAATATGAGCTTTGAGATAGTCAGCACCGCTTTTAAAAACAGCGAAAACATCTACGAAGAACCACCAGTGCCTGGCAACCAATTGGGATTTATCTACAAAAACGATGGATCTGGACCAGGCAGTGCCAACACAGGATTCTTTATTCAGTTCAAACAAGGCACATTAGAATTGGCAGATTTTAGAGTAGATGTGCCTACTACTAATGAAAAAATTGCTGTGGACGCAGGCAACATCAACAATGATGATGTGTGGCTGTTTTCCTTAAACTCACAAGGCGCACAACTTGAAGAATGGACTAAAGTTTCATCACTGGTAGGCAACAACATTGCCTACAACAGCGTCACACAAGACATACGCAACATCTATGCTATCAACACCAAAGAAGATGACAACATAGATCTTGTGTTTGCAGACGGAGTCTACGGAAATTTACCACAGGGATCTTTTAGAGTATTTTATAGAACCAGCAATGGTCTATCATATACCATATACCCCAACGAATTAAGAGGCATTAATATTTCTGTGTTGTATAGAAACAAAAATAATGTTGAACATACTCTGACCATAGGACTGGCCTTGCAGAGCACTGTGGCTAATTCTGCAGCTTCTGAAGACATAGACAACATACGTGCCAATGCTCCGGCAGTGTACTATACTCAAAATAGAATGATCACCGCAGAAGATTACAATCTTGCACCATTGTTGGGTTCGCAGAATATTGTAAAAATTAAAGCAGTGAATAGAACATCTAGTGGTATCAGCAGAAATTTTGACATCATAGATGCCACTGGAAAATACAGCAGTATCAATGTATTCGGAGATGACGGATATCTTTACAAACAAGAAGATGAATCTGTGCTGTCATTTAAATTTGTCAGCAGAATAGATATCATTAATTTTATCAGACGTAGTGTAGAACCGGTATTTACAGATGCCGAAGTTTATAATTTTTATTTTACCAAGTTTGATAAGATATTATTCACAGACGTTAACACGGTATGGCAATCTATCTCTACCGCTACCAGTACAGGATATTTTAAAAATGTGGTAGATAATTCTCAACTCAAAGTTGCCGGATATTCTACCAGCAATTTGAAATATGCGTTAGTTAACGCAGCAGTTAAGTTTATCCCACCCACCGGGTTTAAATTTAAAAAAGGAAAATTAGTTACGTTCAACATCAATGACGCTGAGCAGACAGATTACATATGGACTAAAATTGTCAAGATTACCGGAGACGGAACCTATGTCAAAGGACTAGGACCGATCACACTCAGCGATCTAGTGCCCACAGGCGCTGTGGCTCAACGCATAGTGCCAAGATTTGTCAGCGACCTGCCGGTCGCACTTGAAACTGAAATTGTCAATCAAGTGTTTGATAATCAAACTTTTGGGTTGAGATACGAGATTACAGAATCTCAATGGAAATTGGTCACCGCTAGTAATTTAAATCTAACCAATGATTTTACTCTAGGCAAAGCCGGAGATACTACTAATACCAACATAGACAGCTCTTGGGTAGTAGCTTTTGTCAAACAGCCTGACAGCTATATTGTAAGAATTAGAAAGCAGTCATATATTTTTGGTAGTGTACAACAGAATAGATTTTATTTTGATAGCAATGAGAAACAGTATAATGATCAAGTAGGGGCAGTGGTTAAAGATCAAATCTCGGTGTTGGGAATTAACACCGGCAAGGATTTTATCACCCAGCTTAAACAAGATGTTCCGTTTGAAATCAGTGACACAATAAAGTTTGATGACGGCTACGAAAGCACCAACGAAATCAAATTAAGTTTTAGAGATGCTGACAACGACGGAGTCGTTGACAATCCTGAATCATTTGAAAATATCGTAGGACTAGATCAAGATTTAAATTTCTTATTTTTCCTAGCTTCAAACGATGTCTACGGAACAGCAATTAAAACACTCATAGACAACTCAAATGATTTAATTTTAGTCAGACAAAACGAAGCTGGAATAACTTTCAATGATACCGTGACATACCCTGATCAACAGTTGATATATTTCTATGACTCTGCTGAAAGCATTGTTAAACGAGTAAATCGAACTACCAACACCTTGGACATAGCCAATGAATATACAGCAGTTGTTGGCAGAAGAAATCTCAAATTTCAATATACTCATAACGCCAGCGTAGATAGACGGATCGACCCTTCTACCAGCAACATCATTGACATATACTTGCTAATTAGAAACTATGATGAAAGTTATAGAATATATCTCGCAGGTGGCACTGATATTGAACCAGTGGCACCTACCAGCGACGCATTGAGAACAACATTTGGCACAGCATTATCGTCAATCAAGTCTATCAGCGATGATGTTATATATCATCCTGTGAAATACAAAGTGCTGTTTGGATCTAAAGCAGATCCTAAACTACAGGCAGTGTTTAAGATTGTCAAAAATCAAAATCGTTCAATTAATGACAACGATCTCAAAGTTAGAGTAATCAATGCTATCAACAGTTTCTTTGATATCAACAATTGGGACTTTGGCGACCGGTTTTATATGGGAGAACTAACCACATATATTTTAAACACAGCAGCACCGGACCTTGCCAACATTGTGATAGTGCCAAAACAATCTAATCAATTATTTGGTAGTCTTTTTGAAATACAAAGCAGATCCGATGAAATACTAATCAGCGCAGCCACAGTGGACGATATAGAAATCGTCTCTGCTATTACCGCATCTGAAATAGGTGCTAGTACCAACTCTATAGTATCAACAACTTATTAATATGGCCGATAAATTTCCTAACAGTCAACTACCTATACGCAGATCAGTAGAACTGCTGCCAGTAATTTTTCAAACTCCTACCAACGATAAATTTTTATCTGCGGTGGTTGACCCCTTAATACAGCCGGGCGTATTAGACAAAGTTGTTGGATACGTCGGACGTAGATATGACAAAACCTATACTGGTAAAGATGTATATGTTGACACAGATGGCACATTGCGTAGCAGTTATCAACTCGAACCCGGCGTGATATTTAAAAATCACGATAAAATAGAAAATTTCTACGACTATATCGATGTTAAAAATCAATTGAAATTTTTTGGAAACACCATTGAAAGAGACGACAAAGTAACCAGTCAAACACACTACACTTGGGATCCTCCTATTGACTGGGACAAGTTCATCAACTATCGAGAATATTATTGGGAGCCACTAGGTCCACGCAGTGTTGATATTACAGGTCAGAGTGCAATCATCAACAGCACCTATAAGGTAGTATTAGGTACAACTAAAAATTCATTTGTGTTCACGCCAGATGCATACACTAATAATCCCACGCTGACTCTTTATCGAGGGCAGACCTACAAGTTTAGAGTCAACGCTCCTGATGAAGGGTTTGCAATACGCACTAATTTTGACACAGGTAGTTTATTGTTTCGGCCTAACAGAAGCTATGCACAAGGAAGCCTAGTAGTCCATGATTCAAAATTATGGCGAGCTATTAGAGACATCACTAGTTTTGATACCAGCTCGATTACCATAGACAGTCAAGATTGGCAGTATGTAGAACCTGCCAGCGAAGGCTCAGCATTGGACTACAACAAAGGAATCACCAACAACGGCATTGAAAACGGTACCTTGACATTTGTGGTACCTTACGATGCTCCCGACACATTATATTATCAAAGTAAAATAACTCCAGATGTATTTGGCAGATTTGTTATTGCAGACATAGAAGAAAATACATTTGTCAATGTAGACATAGAGATCATTGGTAAAACCACGTATACCAGCGGCAACGGCATAGAATTCAGCAACGGTATGATTGTTGAATTCTCAGGAAACATATCACCTGCTATCTATGCAAGAGATTCGTGGCTAGTAGAAGGAGTAGGCACAGCTATAACTTTGACTAGGTTTAGTGATCTTGTGGTGCCAGTGCTCAGCACAGAAGTTCCTGAAGTGTTGTTTGACAACGAGGGATTTGACACACAGCCGTTTGATGATGCCACAGAGTATGCTGCATTTAAAGATTATATTACCATTGCCAGAAACAGTGTCGACAATAATCCTTGGAGTAGATACAATCGTTGGTTCCATAGATCTGTCTTAGAAAAAGCATATCAATTAAGAGGTCAAGATTTTCCAGCCAACGAAGAAGCTAGAGCCAAACGACCAATTATAGAATTTCGTGCAGGACTACAATTATTCAATCACGGATCTTCAGCCAAACAGACTGTAGATTATATAGACGAATTCACACCTGATGTGTTCTCTATCATCGAAGGTGCCAAGGGCTATAATATAGACGGTGAATTTATATTCGAGGGTGCAAGAATACTAGTAGTAGCAGACAGCGACAAATTAGTTAATAATAAAATTTACACTGTAGAATTTATCACGCATAACGGCGCTACCCGAATACATCTCAATGAAAGTGATGACACTGAATCAATACTAGGACAGTGCGTGACAGTAAGACGAGGCGTAGTAAACAAAGGGCTGATGTTCCATTATAACGGTACTAACTGGGTACCTAGTCAACCTAAGACTGATGTGAATCAAGCGCCGATGTTTGATGTCTACGATTCTGATGAAATCAGTTTTGGTGATCATGCTACGTATGCAGACACAGAATTCACAGGGTCGAGTATACTAAGCTACAAACCAGGTACTGCTAAAACTGACAAAGAACTAGGGTTCAAGCTCAGTTATCTTAACATAGATAACATCGGCGACATAGAATTTAATTGGAATTGGGACACTGAAACATTTCGTTATACCATTGACCGATCTCCTGTACAGAAAAAAATATCTACAGGTTTTTATAGATTTGGATCTAATAGATATGCCAATGGATGGCAACAACTAGATTCTAAGTATCTACAACCTATAATAGATAATCAAATAGTAGAAACAGCCACGGATACTTTGGTATTTTTCACAGTACAATGGGAAAGCCTAACTGTTGACCCTGAAATAAATTTCTATGTTAACGGCGTAAAATATACCGGTACATGGACTAGAAATCGCGGCACCTTCGTGTTTAATAAAGCATTCGCGGTAAACGATGTTGTAGTAATAAAACTTATCACAGATATTGAACCAGACCAAGGTTTCTATGAAATACCAGTGGGGCTAGAAAAAAATCCTTTTAACACACCGATTGCCTCGTTTACTCTTGGGCAGGCTGTTGATCATATCGCTAGCTCAGTAGAATGGGACATCGAATTCACAGGAAAATTACCAGGAGTTAGCAATCTAAGAGATCTCGAAAATTATAGACTGTTTGCCAAGAGATTTTTAAAACACAGTGGCAATACTCCGTTGGCTGTGATGACCCTGTGCGACAAGTCTCATAATATTATAAAATCTATTCAATATGCTAAAAAAGAATACACAGATTTTAAAAACAATTTCCTACAACGGGCAGTTGAAATTGACTTTAATGATGACATAGTTGATTTTGTTGATGATATCATCAATAGTCTTACCGCGGTAAAAACATCAAAAAATGCATTTGCTGATTCGGACATGATAGGAGCAGGCGCCTACACTGCGTTAGAAACAATAGTCGAAGACCCGGGAATCACGGTGTTTTCTCTAACACAACCATTTGATTTAAAAACACCTAGTACTCGGGCTGTTTATGTTTATAAAAACGGTGTGCAGTTAATAAACGCTCAAGACTATGAATTTGATTCTACATTTAGTTTTGTAAAGATCTTAAAGTCAATATCGGTAGGTGATACCATTGAGATAAGAGAATATCTCAGCACGGCGACCAATCATATTCCGCCAACTCCTACAACCATGGGATTGTACAAAAAATACACTCCGATGAAATTTCTTGATGACACCTATCAAGAATCTAGATCTGTGATACAAGGACACGACGGCAGTATCACCACAGCTTATAATGATTTTAGAGACGATTTATTGATAGAGCTTGAATTACGCATCTATAATAATATCAAGCAAGAATACGACCCCGCAGTCTTTGACATAGATAACATATTAGCCGGATACTATGGTCAAGGCGAATATTCTAAATCTCAGTTAGATGATATTGTAGTACAGGATTTTCTCAAGTGGATTCAGAATACCAACATCAACTATACCTTGAATGAATATTTTGACAGTGAGAATTCGTTCACTTACACTTATTCAAATATGTCAGACCCTACCAAGACCAAGAATATCCCTGGTTGGTGGAGAGGAGTATATCAGCATTTCTATGACACCGATCGCCCGCATCGCTGTCCTTGGGAGATGTTGGGATTTAGCCAGCAACCATCTTGGTGGCAAGAAGAATATGGAGCAGCACCATATACCAGTAACAATTTGATTTTATGGGAAGATCTCGAAGCGGGTATTATTCGTCAAGGCGTTCGAGCAGGCCGACACGACAGATACAAACGCCCAGGACTTATTAGACACATACCGGTAGACGGAGACGGCACCTTATTAAGTCCGTTAGATTCTAATCTAGCACAGGATTTTTCGTTGATCAACAATCGTGGTCCTTTTGTACTAGGAGATGTGAGTCCGGTAGAATACGCATGGAGATCTAGTTCTGAATGGCCGTTTGCAATAGTTACTGCCATGTGCTTGATGAAACCATTTGAATATATTCCTGATAATTTTGATAGATCACGAATCATAAAAAACAAGTTAGATCAGTATGTAAATTCAACAACGGGTCTCTTTACAACGATTGCTGACATTGCTCCTTATGTAACAGACTCTATTACGGTGGGCTTGGTAAAATATTTGATCAGTTATACAAAATCTCAAGGATTGTCTTCAGATAGTCTACAGACTAAAATAGAAAAATTAGATGTGGCTCTTGGTTTTAGGATGAGTGGATTTGTTGATCAACAACAGCAGAAATATCTATTAGATTCTAAAAATCCTGCAGCTACTACTTCGGGAATTTTTATTCCCGCAGAAAATTACGACATTATATTCAATGTCAGCAGTCCTGTGACTACTGTAAGCTACAGTGGCGTGAGACTAGAAAAAACTGCCGGGGGCTGGATAGTAGCGGGATATGATGATATTCATCCTTACTTCAATTATCATCTAGCTCAGGCCGGCAGCAAAGATCCTGTAATCTCTGTAGGCGGAATCAGCGAAGCATTCACTGACTGGATCGAAGACAAAAACTACAACAACGGCACACTAGTAAGATATCAAAGCAATTTTTATCGTGCATTAAAAACACATCGTAGTGGTGGAGATTTCGATCGTAGCCAATGGCAGAAACTAGGTGATGTGCCCAAAGTAGGCGCAATAGAAGCTCAACGTAGACGTGTGTTTAACACGCTGTCAGTGAGACAGATCAGCTACGGAACACTGTTGACCTCTATACAGGAAGTAGTAGATCTACTGTTAGGTTATGAAAGCTATTTGAAAACACAGGGAATCATCTTTGATAATTATGACCCTCAAAATGCTACCAGTCAAGACTGGCTCAGTGCTGCCAAAGAGTTCATGTTCTGGACCAAACACAATTGGGAACCAGGAGCTATTATTGCTCTAAGCCCCTCCGCACAAAAATTAGAGATTTCAGTACCGATAGGAACACCAGACAATTTATTAGACGGATTCTATGACTACCAGATCCTTAAAGGAGATGGAACGCCTTTGGCTCCAAGATTTCTAAATGTTAATAGAAGCTTTCAAAATCTCAAGATAGAAACCACGAACACCACTGACGGTATCTACTATGCAAGACTACATTATGTAATAAAAGAACACGTCACTGTATTTGATGATCGCACAGTATTCAATGATATTATCTATGACAAGCCTACTGGATATCGTCAAGGTCGTATTAAGATGCAGGCCTTCCGTACAGTGGATTGGGACGGTGACTACACCAGTCCCGGATTTATATTTGATAACGTGGATATACAGATCTGGAAACCTTTCAACGATTATAAACTAGGTGATATTGTATCTTACAAATCTTATGATTGGACTAGTCTTGTAAATCAACTAGGCGCAGAAACATTCAACGATGCTTACTGGGCAAAACTAGATTCAAAACCAGTCAAACAGCTAGTGTCAAATTTTGATTATAAAATAAAACAATTCAGCGATTATTTTGAAACTTCGTCTCAGGGCCTAGATCAAAGTCAACGAGAATTAGCTAGACATGCCATAGGTTATCAACAACGAGACTATCTACAAAACCTTGCAGAAGATTCTGTGAGTCAATATCAATTGTACCAAGGATTTATCAGAGAAAAAGGCACCGCAAACAGCGTGACCAAAATCTTTAACAAGCTCAGCAGATCGGGATCCGACAGTGTTGTACTCAATGAAGAATGGGCCTTTAGACTAGGACAGGTTGGTGGTGTTGATCAATTTTCAGAAATTGAAATACAACTAGAAAAAAATAGATTCAAATTGGATCCACAGCCGCATTTGATTATCAGTAGTGAAACGCCTAATGCCTTAGATCAATATTACAGATTGGCCGCTAATGATTTTACAATTTCTTCAATTCCCTATACTGTAGATATTTTACCTACCACAGTAGATCTAGAACCCGAATTAACTGCTGGCTATGTTAGTTCGGGACAGTATCAACATGTGATCGGTGCAATAGATCAACTTACCACACTGGATATAACCACAGTTGAAGAAAACGATCACATCTGGGTGACATTCGACAACGACTCATGGCAGATATTGCGAGTTAACGAATCTCCACTATTATACGTTACTGAAGCGGTGCGTATAGACGACACTATAGTTACTCTAACTTTGAACAGACCACATTCGATAGCAGTTGACGATTATGTGGGGTTCCGTGAGATTGTTAACCTCAGCGGATTTTTCAAAGTCAGTGAAGTAACCAATACTACTATAACAGTTGTGGTTAGTGCAGATGCAGTTGATCCTGAGTTAGATGCCAGCACCACAGTTAACATTCAGTTGTTGACCGCCGCAAGATTTGCTGATTATGCGGCCGTTGATCAACATCCGGCTGCACTGTTGAAAAACGACTCATTGGTATTTGTAGACAACAACGGTAGCGATCTATGGGAAGTAGTGCAGAAAAATAAATTATACACTGCAAAAACCATAGAAGATTTTGGTACCTCAGCCCCACTGCTTACAGGCTCTAAAGTTGTTTACGATAATATTAATAAACATGTGATCAGTAGCATGCCTGGCGCAGGATTTGTAAATGTGTATGTAGAAACAAATGCAGGTCTTTCGTTAAAGCAGATTATAGCACCTCCTATTGGATTCTACGACGTTGCCCTAGGATCGTTTGGTGAAAAAATGGCAGTCAGCCCTGACGGCAAATATCTAGTAATCGGTGCGCCTACCGCCAGCGGCGTAGTGAACAGATACATGGGCGAGTGGCAAACCGAAGTGGCCTATGAACAAAATGATATCGTGCTGTATGGTGGTAGACTTTATAGAGCACTAAATGCCAATGGCAATTTTCTAGGGCTAGGCGATGGCAGTACTCAGGTAGCTATAAATTCAGATGATTGGGTTCCGCACACCACAGTTATCCTTGCCGAAACAGCAGCACGTAATCCTGGATATTATCAACAGGGAATGGTTGCAGTATACGAATTTATCAGCGGCAGATACATAAACATCACAGCGTTTGTGAGCCCCCGTCCGACTGATAATGAAAAATTTGGGTCAGAAATCACGATTGGAGTAAACGGAACCGAATATTATCTAGCAGTATCTGCCATAGGTTCTTACAACAACACAGGTAGAGTATATCTTATCAAGTACACCGGAACTGAATGGACACACATGGAAAACCCTCTGTACAAGGGCATCTACAATTTATTTGATTCATACAAGCAAGGTGAAATAGTGTGGCAAGCGGCCCAAGATCCTGTGGGCGAAGCTGTTCGAGGCAATCTATGGCAGAGCCTAGATGGGTCAACATCGGACGGCAGCACCATAACTCTAGATTCTCAGAACTGGCTAAAAATCAGCGAGATTTCTACACATAGTTCATTGCCTACAAATATCTCTGTAGAAGATGACGGTTCTACTTTAGAATTTACTACCACAGGACTGTTAACAGATACACAAAAAGCAGAATTAGTCAAGCAGGGAGATCAATTTGGTTTTTCTATGACGATGAGCAGCGATGGAAGCATATTGGTCATAGGCGCACCTGACAGTGACGGTGCCTACTTTGCTAATTATAGAGGTTTATGGCGTGCCGATGTAGAATATGTTGAAGGCGAAACAGTTAGACATCGAGGATCGCCCGGCGACGCATACCAGTACTATCAGTTAGGTGATTTATTTTTAGGACCTGATAGCACAAATCGAAGCTATAACGAAGATCCGTCAGATAGTGCAAGTTGGCAACAGGTTGGAGATAGTACCTCCACCTCCAGCGGTAAGATTTTTGTTTATAAGAAAACACAGTATGATTCATATGAACTCACTCAGATGATCAATGCTGGTTCACTAACATCGTTTACTGACATTGATTCTGGTTTAGTTATTAGCACAGGGGATCAATTTGGGTTTAGCATGGACATAGACGCTAATGGAACAACCTTGGCTGTTTCTTGTCCTAAATCAGATGTAAACTATCAAGATCAAGGTGCTGTGTATGTGTTGGAACTAGATCAATCAGTTACTGAATTCCGCGTGAAACAGCGTTTACAGAGTTACGAAATCTACGCCAATGAATATTTTGGATTCGCTGTATCAGTTAGTCCTGATGGTTCAAAGATAGCTGTAGGTGCTAGAAACACCAAAATACCATCCTCTATCAACTTTGATTTATTAGAAGGCACAACTTTTGATAATAGTAGAACACGGTTTTACGCAGATCGAGGATTTACTGGCGGAGTCTATGTGTTTGATAAAAAAGATCAAATATTCTTTCTCACTGAAAAACTCGATAGCGATTTACAAGCAGACGAATCATTTGGTTACAGTGTAGATTGCGTGGGCACAAAGTTACTGGTAGGATCTCCTTACTATAAAAATTTAGTGACTAATACCTATCAAGGAATCGCTCGCTTGTTTACTTCTAACGCGGCCGGCGCAAGTTGGACCACGTTGACTAACCAACAACCATCGGTCGATCTAAGAAAAATAAAGAAAATTGAACTCTATGACAATGTTAAAAATATAAAAATACAAGATGTAGATTACATTGATGCTGCTAGAGGAAAAATATTAAACATAGCTGAACAAGAAATAAAATATAAAATCCCATATGATCCTGCAGTATACACTGTGGGTACAACAGCAGTGGTAGTAGATCCTACTATTAACTGGCTGGAAAAAAATGTAGGAAAACTATGGTGGAATATTGGCACCACTAAGTTTCAATATGCAGAACAAAAAGATTCTGCCTATAGAATAGGAAATTGGAATCAACTAGTTCAAGGCGCCAGTATTGATGTTTATGAATGGGTAGAAACAGTGTTATTGCCCAATGAATGGGCAGCTTTGGCAGATACCAATGCAGGACTGGCTCAAGGAATTAGTGGACAACCGTTATATCCCAACAATGATGTTTACAGTGTGAAATTTTTCTTTAGTTCTACCACTGGCGAAATTTCTGAAACATTATACTATTACTGGGTTAGAAGCAAGGCTGTGACCCCATCTAACATGGCTGATCGTAAACGATCAGCGGCCGAAGTAGCAAACTTAATTTCTAATCCCGCAGGTACTGGCATTGCATTTGTGGCATTTTTACAATCAGACAAATTTTTAAGTTATAATTTTAAATCAATTATGCAGTCTGACACCGCACTGATAAATCTACAAATTAGAAAAAATTTAGAATCACAAATTCCTGTACACAACGAATATCAATTGCTCACAGAAGGCGTGGCTGATAGTTTGCCTTCTGTTAAACTAGAAAACAAATGGATCGACAGTCTTATTGGCTCAGATATTTCCGGCAATAGAATTCCAGATACATCGCTGCCAGCTAAACAAAAATACGGAATCGAATATAGACCTCGTCAGACCATGTTTGTTGATAGGATTTTAGCACTGAAAATTGTTATAGAATACATCAACAATATTTTACAAAAAGAAACGTTTGCAGAAACCATAGATTTTACCAATCTCAACAGTGTAGATACTGTGCCAAGTTCTGCGTTGAATCTTTATGATGTGGCAGTAGACACTGATATTGATCTGCAGACAGTGGGAACTATCAACACTCGTCGTGCGGTTCTACGAGGCAATATAATCAATGGTGAATTAGACACCGTAGACATTGTGGATCCAGGATACGGATATAAGCCTAAAGAATTATTTGACCAAGAACAGAGTGGAATTTATATTGGTCCGCCGATCACTATATCCGGGGACGGAGTTAATGCTACTGCAAGATGCCACATAGACGGACAAGGTCGTGTTATTGCTGTGGTAGTAACTAATCGCGGTAAAAAATACAGTAGCATAACCGTTCAGGTAAGATATTTTTCTGTGTTGGTTAATAATGATGCTACTTTAAATAATTTTTGGAGTATATATTCTTGGGATGATTTACGAAAAGTATATTTCCGTAGCAAATCTCAATCATTTGATACAACCAAATATTGGAGCAAAGTAGATTGGGTCCGCACAGGATATAACAGCAACCTTCGAATAATCAAAGAGTTGAACAGTATCTACGAAATAGTCGATGCTCGAATTTCCATCGGTGATATCATAAAAGTCAAAGAATACGCCTCCGGCGGCTGGGCAGTGTTTGAAAAAATATCAGACACTGCTGAGTTATTTCTAGACAAGTACCTATTAGTCAGCAGACAAAACGGAACCATACAACTAAATTCCTCGTTATATGACACAGGGATAATTGGTGTTGGGTTTGACAATACACAAGCATTTGATACCACAACATATGACATTGAAAATTCTAGAGAATTGCGAAATATTTTCACAGCAATCAAACAACAGGTATTTGTTGGCGACTATGCAGTGGAATGGAACAAATTATTTTTTGCATCAATACGACATGTGTTCAGTGAACAGCAATATGTAGATTGGGTATTCAAAACCAGTTTTCTAAACGCCACCCATAACATCGGGGCGTTTGAACAAAAAGTCAATTACAAAAATGATAATTTGCAGAGTTATCAAGAATATATCAATGAAGTTAAACCATTTAGAACCACGGTTAGAGAATACGTAAGTCGTTATGACACACCAGAAACATATTCATCAGCAGTGGCCGATTTTGATTTACCGCCGTCGTATTCGATCTTTGACGGCCGTGCCAATCCTGTTAATGCATCATCGACAGAGATATCAACTTACCCGTGGAAATGGTGGGCAGATAATAATTCTTATACGGTGACTGCTGTAGAAGTGCATCAACCGGGCTCAGACTATACTACTCCTCCTAAGGTGTTGATTAGTGGAACAGGCACTGGCGCAACCGCTAAAGCATTTATCTCCAACGGCAAAGTTTCAAGCATACAGGTACTGACTGCAGGCACCGGGTATACCTCTGCACCAACGATTACCTTGGTAGGCGGAAACTTGCCTACCTCTATACAGGCTAAAGCAGTATCGGTTATAGGTAATTCTCAAGTTCGAACATTTGATGTCTCGGTAAAATTTGATAGAATTTCTACAAGCGGAATTTACAACACATTTTCACAGACACAGGTATTTACGGCCACAGGCAGCAGTGCGGTGTTCTTGCTGAATTACCCACCAACAAATGACAAAGCTAAGATTAGAATAACACAGAACTCATTTGCAACCAAAAAAACACAAGTAATATTATCCAGCGAATACACAATCAATCTATATTATCAAGCCACTGATAGTTATTCTTTGTTGCGTGGAAAACTAGTGTTTAACACAGCTCCGCTTAATGGGGATGAAATCACAGTGACTTACGACAAGAATATTTTGTTATTAGATGCTGTGAATAGAATCAATCAATCCTACACACCCAAAGCAGGTATGATAGGAAAAGAACTAAATCAACTAATGACAGGTATCGACTTTGGCGGAGTTAGAATCCAAGGTACTACGTTTGATGTCACTGGTGGATGGGATGCTCTACCTTGGTTCACAGACAATTGGGATTCTGTAGAGTCCGGTTCGGATTATTATCATGTTGCAGACGGTAGTACTGCTACTGTAACATTACCGTATATTCCAGCTGCCGGTCAACAAATCAACATCTATATCAAACGAAAGGATACCAACATCACAGTACGTGTTGATGACGAAAATTATTCACAAGCACAGGATTCTAGCACAGGAACAAATCCAACAGCTGAAATGCCAACGTTTATCGGCGATGGAATAAATGCAGTGGTGGCTATCGGTGAATATCTAAGTACTGTAGACGGTGATATTCTTATATTCCGTCCTATAGAAAGTGACGGCAGTGTTTCTATCACCGATGACAATATTTTAGATACTAACCTTAGCGGTGGATCGCTGTCTTCGATCAGTGGCGCTTATGCTACCGCCACCGGAACTACTGCAGAAGAAATAGCTATAACTGGTGGTAAATTTATAGATCCTAATGTAGTACCAGCACCTGAAGAAAATGTGCCTGGCCAGGTCATAGAAAGTGTTTCGATCAAGGTATACAACAACGTAAATTCTGGTGCAGCAACACTGCAATCTAATGTAAAAACAGCCAACGGCACAGATACAGAGTTTGCTATAGGACAAACAGTATTAGAAAGGCAGTCAGTGTTTGTGTATGTATCTAATACACCGAGAACTATTGATACACACTACGCTATAAATCTTGAAACAAATACTGTAAATTTCTTAGTGGCTCCGTTGGTAGACGAATATGTGGAAATACTCAGTATAGGAATAGGCGGTGTTGGTATTTTAGATTATCAAAGTTATACAGCAGATGGCGCTACTGGATTGTTTTTAACCAATGCCAATTATGATAATACCAGCAATGTATTTGTTAGTGTAAATGGAACACAAGTTGATGTAGGATTCCGTAACAGCACGGATGTAGTTGATGCTGTGGGCAAAACTTTGGTAGAGTTTGGAATCATACCTCAAGTAGGTGACATAGTTAAAATAATATGTTTGGAATCAACCACTGATATTGATAGTTCGGGGTTGTCTTTGGTACAAGTTAATACTCAAGCGTTCTTATTCGAAGGAAGTACAAGAAGTTTTGAGATTACCGGTTTCAGTGAATTAAACAGAGGGTCACCTCTGAGTGCAATGATAGTTGAAGCTGCCGGTCGTTTATTGAAAGGACCTGATACAGTGTATGCTGTCTACGACGGTACTAATAATGTGTTTCCTCTAGGAGTAGATCCACTTGAACCCGGCGGCAGCATACTGCCAGCAAATCTAAAAGTGTTAATAAACAATACACTTAGAACGTTTATTGTGGATTACACTCTAGATGGACCCGCTAAGGTGCTGACTGTTAATGCATCTAAATTAACCATCGGGGATACTATTAAAATTGAAAATGATCTGAGGGCAGAATACTCTATTCAAGACAATATTATCACAGTAGATTCTGCATTTGACTTTGGATTTCCAGGAGATTCCACAGTATCTGATTCAACCTATCCTGCAGTTAATGTAACCTGGTTCGGTGAATATCCATCTATGGATATTATTCAAGATGAGAGCAGTGGCGGTCAAATACAGTATCAATTATCAAGACCTCCGATATCAGTAAGTTATCTGTGGGTATATAAGAATGGGCTTCGTTTAAGACAAGACAAAGACTATTATGTGAGTTTGCCTAGAGCGGTGGTATATATCACAGCAGACACAACCCCTGCAGATACTATAAAAATTGTAAATTTTTCCAACGATATATTTAAATTACCGTCGGCTTATGAAATTCACAAAGATATGTTGAATGTGTTTCATTATAATAGATTTTCAAAAGATGAATGCAAATTATCTAAAGTATTAAACTACTACGACACTGCTATAGAGGTCACTGATGCTATCGGACTATCGCAACCAATAGCTAGCAGAAATGTACCAGGTGTGGTATTCATACAAGGCGAACGCATTGAATACATGTCAAAGTCAGGCAACATATTAAGCCAATTACGCAGAGGCGCCCAAGGGACATCCATAGCAAATTCATATGCTCAGGGCACATCAGTAATTGACGTGGGATACAGAGAGGTGATACCGTATAATGAAGTTCAGCAGAGAACTGACTTTACCAGCGACGGCAGCACATTGTTAATTGGGCCTCTAGATTTTGTACCTCAGAAAGGTACCAGAAGCGGCACATGGTACAGAAGTACTGTACCGGCGACTTACGGTCCGTGCGATCAACTAGAAGTTTTTGCTGCAGGGCGTAGACTGAAAAAAGATCCTCAAGCCGTTTATGTAGAAGCCAATGGTGCTGCTAGCCCAGCTGCAGATCAAATGCAAGAAGCCGAATTCAGTGTAGACGGTGTAACAGCACAGATACGACTTACTGCTGTATTGCCGGCAGGCACTCGAATCACAGTGTTACAAAGACAGGGTAAAACGTGGCATGCCAGAGGCGAAACCACAGCCACAGATGGCACGAGTTTGATATATTCAGACACTGCTATAGCTAGATTCATTGTGGAAAAGACCTCCACTATCCCTGAATAAATACATGATGGAACAAAAAGAGATCAAAATGCCAAATAATCAAGATCAACAAATAGTTACTCCTCAAGCTCGCCCTAACGAAACGGGCGGATTTCACTTTGAAGGACATATAAAAATCCATGATCCTGAAACCAAAGAAGTTTTTGTGGATAAACGAAACGCTATTCATTATGAAAATATGAGCGTGGCCATGGTCAACAGTCTAAGCAATCAAGGTTATGGAACTGTATATCAAATGATTTTTGGTACAGGTGGAACCACAGTAGATCCCACAGGACTTATCACATATCTTACTCCTAACACAGTCGGAGTAAATTCTAGTCTATATAATCAAACCTATCAAAAAGTGGTAGATCAAAATGCTATTGAAAATCAAGATCCAATTAGAAACAAGATGGAAATTAGACATATC